GTCTCCCAAGGGTTTACCGACGGTAAGCGACTCTTACAGCTACGTTCAACGTAGTCTGCGAGATAACTTGCCGCTCTGAACAGTCCTGACTCATAGAGTCGGTTCTGAACAGATACAGTATTCGGTAAACTCGTGGCAGTACGCCAGTCTCGTGAGTCAAACAGATGTTTCACCCTAATGGGTGTTACATCTGTTCCGCGGAAGTAATCTCCTCCGCAGGACTCCCGAAAGTCACCCTGAACGAATGACTTCTCGGTGTTGACCTTGAGGCCAAAAGCCTCAAGTTCTTCAACGACACTGGTATACCAGTCCGAGGGAATGATAATATCATCCCCAAAGACACGGATGGAGGCCCCTGATTTCTCAGGCTGTATGTCGCGCATTACTGCGTACGCACAGATGGTCGCAAAGACCATGGACTCCACTGGGAAGCATAAGGCACTTCCCATGGACGCAAATTTGCTGAGTTCAATCAATTCCCCATTGGGGAGGAGAGAGAACCTACTCCGTGACGCCTCGAGAAAATCGAGGACGTTTGGGTAGTCAGCAAAGAGGTACTGAACGAGGTCCCAACGGACCCGGTCACTTGCTTCGGATAAATCTATCGTGGCAAGGGACCGATCTCGAGAGCCCTTACGGGCTAACTCGCGATTCGTCTCCTGGTCCCTAAACCCAATGATCTTGGGAAAGGGGCAGTACCGAAGGGCACCCGGAATTTCTCGCCAGAGAGCTTGTTGTGCGAATTGTCGCACAATCGGCTCAACAGCAATAACTCGCGGACCCTTCTGCGTTTTCGGTACCGTTACCACCCTTACGGGGGGTACGGCATCATCGTCCACGAAGGAGATATCGGGAAGATAGCGCCAGTTGGGCACTATATTGCCAACACCCGGGAGGACCGAGTCGAGAGACTCAGGCCACTCCAGGTGGGAGAACTTTTGGTTTCCCACCTTTCCTTCGAACACGGCTCCAGGGCCGTGCTTACCGGACAGCTCGTGATTCTCGATCTTACGATCAAGAATGCGGAGCATATCCCCGAAGAGAACCGCAAAACAGCGGCTCAAG